CTTTAAGACCCTCTAAAACCCTTTAAGACCCTCTTTAAGACCCTCTAAAACCCTTTAAGACCCTCTAAAACCCTTTAAGACCCTCTTTAAGACCCTCTAAAACCCTTTAAGACCCTCTAAAACCCTTTAAAACCCATCTGTAAGCCCCTGTAGCACCCCTCTTGTTACTTCTTAGACCTGTTGTAGCTCTTAGAAGTTACAGAGAGGTTAGAGAGCCTGTTATCACGAGGGTTACCGTTCTTGTGATCTACGTCTTTATCCTTTACGGCATAGCCAGCTTTTACAGCTTTACGTCGAGCTTTGTTTCTACTGCTCCTATTTTCCCGTTGTTCTGGTTTGGAGTGGTAGTTGTCGTATTCCTTACGGTAATTTCTAGCCACGTTTAGAGCCAATTAAGAGCTTTACCAATAGTAGGAAACTCTTTAACAAAGATCTCTTTTGCTTGTTGAGCTATTTGCATATGTTCCAACTGTGTTCCGTTTTGAGACCGTAGATCGATGTAGTGAATCCAGCTTCTAACGCTTCCTGCCATATAGAGCCTTGTTGGTACGGCTAGGGGGAGGACTTCTCTAGCTGTTTCTTTAGCCACACCACTGCTTACCATCTCTCGGTAAATATCTTGAGCTTCTTCAAAGTGCTGAGCTATACGGCGGTAAAAGATTTGAGTCTTTGCTGTATCTAGATCATCAATACTGTTTTGTCTGTTGGTTTGATCTTGTCGTCTGAGGTGAGGTAATTGGATGGTGGTAGTTAGTTCTTTAACATCTGCGTATCGCTGACTAAATTCTTGAAATGAAAAGGATCTATGTCGAAGGATCTGTGCTGCTATAGCTCTTGTTGTTTCAATCTGTAACACCATATGAGTCATCTCAAAAGGTGACCAGTGTTTGTGATCAATGAGGTATTGGATAAGACGTTCTGATTTCTGACCTAAGCCTTGGTTAACTGGGTTACTAACCCTTGCCATATAAACAATTAGATCTTCTGCATCTGGTGTCACCGTAATCAGCTTGACACTAGGCATGGCTTTAAGAGCTTTTAAACAGCCCATAGACAGTACCACACTGGCTGTTTAAGAGGCTCTTTAAATGGCAGCAGAAGAAGTCTTCTTAATACCTGTATAAGACAGCGTAATACCTTATAACAAAAAGTTATTTACCTTTACTACCGTAAAAGACCTCTTTAAAAGGGTCTCTTTAAAAGCTCTTTAATATGCACTTTAAGCACCCCTGTCAAGAGGTCTAAGAGCGTAACCACTCTGAGGGGTAGCGGCTAGCGGAGCGATTAGCGAGGGCTGTCAGAATACACAGGCACGGGGTTAACCTTACCAAGGCTAAGGGGTAAAAGCGACACTAGCTCTACCCCCTCTAAATCAGAACAGCTCTGAGAGGCCTCTAGAAGCCCCAGGAAGGCCCCTCTAAGCTGTTTTAGGTGTCAGGGTAGTCAAACGGTGTTTAAGGGCCTTCTAGGGCCTTCTACGAGTCCAACCAGTTAGAGGTTCCTGAAGTGGCGTAGAGGGCTTTTTGAAGGTCTTCTAGGGATGTGGCGTAACCAAGGGCATCGATCTTGACACCACCATCTCCTTGGATAAACTTCCTCTCCAGTTCCCACTGTTCTGCTTCCCGAGCAGCGATAGCTTTTTGTTCGGTAACAGCCATCGACTCAGTAAAGTACTGAACAGCCATTGCAAGGCTGTCGAGCCTGTCATCGTGCCTGAGACTGTTTTTCTCTTTGGTAATCCTCGTGAGTTGAAAGAAGAGTTGATATTGGCTTCTGACTTCGCTTGGGTATGTTTCCGTAGAGGCGAGATCATTAAGGATTACGTCAGTGTCAACCATGAGCCGGTGTTGGTTAAGGACAGGCTCAAGGGTTTCGATGATGCGGAGTTCCTTTTGCTTTGTGTGTCGAACCTCTTCAACGCTGCAGGGATAAATCGTGCCGAGGTATCTCTTGAGAAGCTCAGAGAACATCCCGAGGCCGAGGTTACTTTCAACAAGTATTTGCTTGACCTTGAACTCTTTTGCGAGGAGAGCAAGCTTTTTGAGGTTCGGTTCGCTGTAACCACCCCGAAGACCACCGCTAGCGAGGAGGAAAAGGTTACCGTTCAAGTAACTAACTATCGCGTAGCCAAGCTCGTCGCTGCCGCGTCCAGAAGGGTCAACGGCCATGACCACCCCGGTGTATTCGAGAAATTCATCCCCTATCTGAGCCGGTTTGTAGAAAAGGTCACCATGAAGCCCAACCGATGGAAGGTCTAGGGCTTTATCTCCATTTGCAAGCCACACGACCTTATTAGGACCGTTTTCACGGTTAAGACGGAACACACAAAGGTCTCTGAGTTTGAGAGGAAACTTTTCCTCATCACTCAGACTGATATCCAGAAGGAACTGAAGGTTAAACGTTGAACGTCCAATAGAGATCTGACGTGCTTCTAGTTCAGCCCAATCAAAACGTTTGGGGTCTACAGGATGTCCAGCAAGTCCTGGGTCATCGTCTAGATCACTTTGAATCTTGGGTGCTAGACGATTGCCGTAATAGCTTTTAAGCTTTTTACCAGTGGGATATAGAGCAGGCCAGATCCTGACGGAGTAACCAGAAACCTCAAGTTTTGCGTAAACACTGTCTTGAGTATGGGGAGTACCAAGAAACACGATCTCCCCGCCCGGTTTAATTACTGAGTCAAATTCTTTAATCGATTCCCGAAGTTTGTCTCGTATTAGTTGGGTCTCACAAGACTGTGGAGTTTCAACGTCGTCTGCAACGATAAGGTCGGCACGAGAGCCGGTAATTTGTCCGAAGATCCCACTAGATCGAACTGAAGGCGACTGGTCAGGTTTTGCACCGTAAACATCGAATGCAACTTTTGAGAATCGCTGAGTATCGCTTGGGAAAAGATCTTTGACCATGAACCAGTTACGAAGAAGGTCATGGCAAAAGACACTGAACGCATCTGCACGGTCTTGAGCTGCTGAGATCACAAGCACTTTACAGTTTGGATCCCTACGTAATCTCCACAGCACATAACCGGCTGTTAGGAACGATTTACCGCAACCCCGATACGCCATGATGATGCGTCGTTTAGGGCCGTTTTGTAGGTAGTCAGCAACTTGGTACTGAACAGGAGTAGGGCTAGGAAGCTTTAGGTAGTCCCAGAGATAGGTTGCAAATACAGGAAACGACTCTGCAGCTTCCTTAATAATCTGTTCAGTCTGTTTGCTTGATCTTGGCATTGACGGCCCACTTGAACATTTGGCTCAAGTTATTCTGCAGGATCACAGTCATTTTTAAGAACTCAAACAGCATCTTCTCTAGGTCTTCCCGAGAAGCGTTTGGAATGTCCCGTCGTACCTGTTCAAGCCGTAATTGCTGTTCTATGGATAACTCGAAGCAGGGCATAGGAGGTAGTTCATCCATTGGTCAATAACTCGTTCGCGCCTTTCACAATACTCAGGACGCTGTTTAAACCAAGTTTTCCAGTTAGAACTACCCTTTTCGTGGTTGCACTTCCGACACGCAGGAACAATGTTGGTGGCTAAATCTTCTCCACCTTTAGTTTTGGGATGGATATGGTCCAGTGTTAGCTCTTCATCTTTGGCACCACAGTACGCACATTGACAATCAAACGCATCTTTAATTGATTGTCTCCACTGTTTAACTGCTTCACGACGCTGGAGGGCTTGAAGATTTGCCATAGCAGCCTCTGGTGTCAAATAGACAAAGCCCCCGGATGGCGAATGAATCACCATACCGAGGGCTCTGCTTGGTACATATAGGAGGGTTTAATTCCTAAGCACCAATATAAGACCGAACTTTCTTGATATCGACTTCTGGGAGAGAAGAAATCATCTCAGAGATAGCCGACATATCACCACCGTTAAGAGCAGTGATACCTTGGTCTTTCAGGAACTTAATAGCGTTAGCCAAGTCAGAAGCTTTTACGTCATCACGATTGAGTTGATCAATCAATTTGGTAGCCACCAAACGGTGAAGACTATAAAGATCATCTTCTGAGGCAAGACCATCAGTCTTATTTAGAGACTTTTTTGGAGCGGCTGCCATAAATTACACGGAATAGTTTCAACCCCAATTGTACGAGGCTGTTTTCTTTAAGACTAGAAACAGCAATTAGTTCAGAAGCTGCAAAAGCACTAAGCCAGAAAGCGGCTTGTACTGAAGGATTAGAAAAGTCCATAAAGATACCTAGCTAGGGTTCTTGATCAAAATAGCCCAACCAGAGTTAGGACCTTCAACAAGCCACCTTTTGTTCCAATTCTTTTGGCTATAAGCAACCCCTTCACCTTTTGAGTGATTGACGTAGCCACCACGGACCATGTCGGCCTCACCGTTAGGGTCGTGATGTATCCAAGTACCTTCTGTAAAGCCAATGACGACACTATAGTGCCCAGAGCCACTAGGAGCCCCTACAAGGCCCTTGTGTAGCCAACCGGCTACTACAGGCCGACCAGCCTCTAACTCGCGTCTGAGGAGCTCTGGGGAGCCATTCTGGATGAATTTAGCGTCTAATCCAAGGTGTCTGAGGGTTTTAAGCTGAGCATCGGCAGAAGTTGAATCACCATACCGAGCACGAATTTTGTTGTACTCGTTATCTGTTTTTACCTTGCCGTAATAATCAGCAACCATTGCACAACTAGAACTAAAACACTCTCGATAACCATTAGGACCGTTATCTAATTGGTATTCATACGGCACTTTTAATAACACACCTGTTTGTTGTATTTGAGGTTTATTAGTTTGACGATTAACGATAGAAATTAACTTATTCCCATACCGAGGATCAGTAGCGTATCCTTGCGCTTGAAGTTGTTGAGCGGCTGATGTAACTGTTTTAGCGTTATTTACACCTTTGTATTGTTTGTAATCTTTGTACCACCGCTCAACGAGGTATGTAACGCACTCCTTAAGAGAAGAGAAATTAAGAAACCCGTCACGAACAGAAATAGGTACCCCATTGACATACTCCGTTGTTTCTACGGACTTACCAGCACCTTTAAGTCCAAAGTAATTATGAACGCCTGATGTGTGTTTACCCCAATTACTTTCAAGTGCCCACTGAGCAGCTACTAGTTCTGGAAACTTTGACCCAGCCTCACGAGCAAGTTGCTCTACACCATCCCACGAACCGTTACTAGGAATAGTGTTCTTAGGACCAGATCTCCATAAATCAGAAAACTTTGCCAAGGTCCCTGGAGGAATCTGATCCTGCAGGAAGTCCAAAGCAAAGTTTTGATGTTCTTGATTGTTGTAATACTTAGCTACGTCACGAAGTGAGATGTCGGCCATTTAACAAGATCCGGTCGAGTTTTTCGTCGATGTGTTGGATCTGTTTATCGATCCGGTCCATCATCGGCATGAGCTCGTCCTTTCTAACAAACTCTTTGTGAATCGTCATCTCAACACTGTCAATGCGGCGATCAAGCTCCATATGCCTTTTGTGAGACCAAGCAAAAACACCACCACCGACACTACCAGCACCTAGGACAAGGGAGAGAAGGAACGAAGGATCCATTACTAAACCCCCTTTAAACGCTGCTGAATTTGTTTAGCCCGTTGGAGCATTCGTTGACCTTCAGGTGTTTTACGGAGAAACTGTTTTGTTCCTAACCGTTCTGCTTCCCACTCTTCGTTGCTCATTGACGGATCATCGTCAACAGGACGAATTTGAAAGCTAGGACCACCAGCAATTTTGGTGGCTTTAGATTTCTTCATTCCATAACCACTTTTGCTTTTCATTTCTTAGGTACGCAATTAGGAACAGTCTTGGTACCTTTCTTCTTAGTACCAACCATTTCGTAACCTTTCCAACAGGGTCCTTTAGCCATGATCACTTCTCCCCTTTCATCTTGGTGTTGTACTTACGGCCTCTCCAGCTGAACGTTTCAACGCCAGCTTTACGAGCCGCCGCAAACGCATCATCAAACGTGCTGTTCTCACGTCCCTTGTTACCTTGACGTGCTACACGTTCTTGACGGCTAAATTCAGCTCCTTGATCACGTTGAGCGGCTACTCGACGGCTCTCAGAGGCTGGTAGAGAACCACCAGCAGGTCTAGCCCTCATAACCTCTGCAGCGATGGCTAGAGGGATCCCTAAACGCCCTACACCACGACTTTGACCCTGAGCTTGCATAGCAGGGGCTCTAGAAGCTCCTGTACGGGTCACAGTACCAGGTGCAGTGGCTTTAGGTAACCGAGCTGTTTGCATAGGCCGTTCACGACCACTAGGAGTACGAAGACCACGACCTCGCTGAGTAGCACCCTGACCTTCAGGAGCGTACTTACCAGCGTTACTACGGGTCTGTCCGCCGCGTTTAATGGGCATAGCTTTACTTGGTTTTATAACCTCTTTTCATCTTGCCACCCTTTTGAATTTGTGGCTTACCTGCAGATTTAGCTTCTTTAGACCATCGTTTAGCAATCTCAGGATGTTGAGAATACATAAACCGCATTTGCTTCTCAGAACTAAACGGCATAGTTAAAAAGTAACTCTTTAAAAACGTTAACAACAAAAACAGCCCAGGCTACTAACCCAGGCTGCAAACAGAATTACAGGTTTTTAACGTTTTTAACGTCCTTGACCTCGATAAGCCTTTTTACTCTTTTTAGGCTTACTGTTTTTAGATGATCCCTGCGTCGTTTGTTTGGGTTTCGATGGAAGCCTCACCGCTCCCGTTGGACTCTTCTTGGGTTTCATTTAAAACAGGCCAAATAGGATACTCTGTACCTGTAATATAAGCAGCTAAAGAATCAGTTGTTAAAAGTTTTTCAAGTTCTGAAATCTTAAATTCACAACTAGTCCTAACGTTCTGTCGCCACTGTTTAATATCACTTGGACAAACAGTACCGTTATCCAATTCACGTACTACATACCAATCAGTAGGAGCTAGCAAAGTACCTGCTGTAGTCCTGGTTTGAGTTTTCCAAAGTTCCCGTAATTGATCGGGATCTTTAGGAATCAAACTACCATCTGCGTTCCTTCCCCAATAGAACCTTTGGTCATACGGAATAGGGTCTAAAATTTCTGTTACACCAGCTTCAAGACGCTCTTCAACAGAAGCTAACCTCAACCAATTTGATGGTCGTTGAATACCATTGATATCAATAAAAGATACGTCAGGGCTTAAAGGAGTGTTTCGAAGAATGAACATGGGTTTGAGTGTTTTGATATTAGTTTAAAGGGCTTAAGAAGTCGTGTTCACTACTCACCTGGCGCGGGCGTAGGCGAATGGCGATTCGGCGAAGGCGGCGTAGGCGTAAAGCACGCCACTAGAGTTTCTGCCTCCAATTGTTGTTCTAAGTTTGAACCCGTTGGCGCAGATGTCGATATTGGGATAACTCAATGCGTCATATTCTGCGTCCGAGAGATTTGGTGTTAGCTGCTCATTGCGTGGGTTGTAACCAAGCCGAACTGAGTCATACAAATACCAATGATCTCCGCCGCTTATGCCTTTAATCATTACCCATTTTGGCCTAAACCCTGTGTACACAAAGGGGCCATCGCTCGATCCATTACCGGTATAGCTGCCGAACGCGCTGTAGCCCGCGACTGGGGCGAAGCAGTAGGCGACGTAGTTATTGCTTGAGCCATTGACGACAGTTGTACTTGTGTCGCTGTAATTGACTGTAAAAGTTGTTGATGTGAAGCTACTTTTGTCAAGCCCTAAGAATCCAACCGTTGATGCGTTAACGTCTCTGTTAAGATTGAGGCATCTGTTGCTATCAATGCCTGCATGAGCAACAGCCCAATTAACAGCATTGCTGCGGTTTTTGACGATAATCATGGATGGCGCGACGCCGAGCCCATGTCCAACAGTGCCGGTGCCGCCCGTCCCCGTATAAGTCACCACCGAGAACCCCGCACTAGCATTCGCCCTCACCTGACTAGTGATGCTGCCTTGTGTGTTGGTGACTGTTGAGCTGCCGGCGTCCCAGCACCAGCCTGCATAGGTGGCGTTGAGGGTGTTGACCTGTGCAAGCGTGCCAACCGTGAAGCCTGCAGAGTTGAACGCGGTAACACCG